TACCGCTGGATGCGAAGGTCTTTTCAAGCAGTGAGGTAGCGAAGTCGGTCTGCACAAGGAAACCCCCATCAGCCGGTATGCCCTCACTCAAACCAGTAGGGGCCTTGGAAGCTAGCCTCTCATCCATGATTCTGCCCTTGGAAGTCTCAGCAGTTTTAACAGCCATAAGCTGTTCCCCTAGAGATGCAAACGGCTGGTCTCCAGCATCCTTTACGACCTTTATTTCCGCATCTTCAGCGGGCACTTTCCGGGTTATTTCAGTTGCCTTGTATTCCTCTATCGCCTTGGCAGCTGCCTCAGCGGTTATCTCGGCGATCCTTTCTTCTGTAAGTTCCATTTATTTACTCCTTAATACTGTATATTTGACTGTTTGCTCAATGATGTATTTCAGTCTTTCCTCATCAATGATTTGGTTCGCTTGGTCTATGACCCCTTGCACCTCCGGTAAATCCTTAATCTTTAGTTCCACTTCAATATTTTTAACGGGTATGTCGTCACCCGGCAAACGCTTCATTAGTTCCTTGAGTGATTCTATTGCACTGTCACTCAACCCCTGTTCGTCAATCATTAAAGTCAGGTAATCAATCTCGTCTTTAATCTCTTCTTGGCTTACCTCTTTGGGTTTCTTGACATCAGTATTATCATCGGGCGTGGCTTCTTCTGTTGCCAAACATTGAGTCATGTGCTTGAATTGCTTAGTAGTGATAACGCCCTCGGTGACTGCGTTCATTAAAGCATTAGGGTTGCTGGGAACTGGCACTATTGATATTTCCAGTAGCTCCTGCTTGGTGTAAGTTCTGCGAGGTGATTTCTCCCCATCTCCCTCATCCCATTCTTTAGGAATGAACCCTACCGATTCAGTCTTTAGATAACCCGTATCAACTAGCCTCTCAACAATATCAGCGAACTCATAAGTCCCTTCAGGGGGAAACTGTACGGTATTCTTTAATGTCCCGTCTTTGGAAGTCCAGACTCTGGGGACTTTGCCGATAGGTAGTGTTCTATAATCGTGGGCAAACATCAAGACCGGGTTCTTCTTGAAGTTCTTTAAGTCCCATCCAGTAGCAAGGATAGACTCACCATCCCTGTCGATGTCTGAAGTGGAAGCGGTAAACTCATACTGGCGTTCACCTATCTTCTTAACCTCACAATCTTCTATGATCTTATATACAGTATCCATTCATTACCTCCCAGAGTCCTTTAACATCTCTATAATCTTTTGGCGGTTAGCTTCTACAGATTTTAGTAATACATTCTCTGCTTCAAGTTGCGTAACCCTAGATTCTAACTGGCTAATACGATTTTCCATGATGGTCATTTGGTTGTGCTTATCAGCAGATACTAATTGTAAATTTTCTATTCTATTATCATCTTTAATGTGATTCTTGTGATGAATTATTTCCCACGAGTGTAAGTTTCTGCCAAGCGATTTAGCCATAACAAGCCGATGTTCATAAACATAACCCTGCCCATTAGCCATTGGGTGGGAAAAGTTATCTTTTGCAAGTTTCCTTTTCCAATAACCGTTAACCATCATGGACGGTTCAGCAATATCGATTCTGTGTTTCCGGTCACAGGCGCGGCATCTAATAGAGCGTGGCATTTTGCCCTTGCACATAACCCAACGCTCCTTACCGCAATCAATGCAAGTATGCCAAATAAAGACCCCGCCACCATATCCTATTAAACGCCCACCCTTTATTTCGCCTATTTTATTCAAGTTTATATTCCCTTTAAGATTTCTACGATTTTACCCCTATTGGCTTCGACCGCTACAAAGAGCCACGGATATGGGGGGTGATTGACTGTTCCAAGTTCCAAATATTTACCAACCTTGTCTACTGCCGTCTTGCTATATTTGTGCTTTTCCCCCTGCGGGATTCCTATCTCAGCCGTTATTTTATTATTCTCAATTATTGTTTGGTTTATTACAGAGGATGCTACTTGCCCAGTTTTACGCCACGGGCTTTTAGCTTGATTTTCTTTTATGTTTTTACTTGCTCTTTCCTTAACCAACACACCGATTCTATTCATAGCATCTTCAAGATTGGAGGTTAGTTTGCCCTCAATTTCAGCACGATGCGAGATAACAGTTACATTTGATTTGTTCATTCGATTACACCCATTATTTGGCAACGGCAGTTAGGATGGACAGGAACCATCCCATGAGTTTCGCTAGTTTGGTAGACACCGACATAAGGGGTGCATTGTTCACAGGCACCAGGTGAGGCATAAAACTCTGCCTTCTCTATATTCATCGCTTCCAATCTGCGTATAGTGCCTTCATTGTTAGCGGCTATAGTTTCAGTTCTCGCTATCATAGCTGCCCTTGCTTTCGCATTCTCGGTAAAGTATCCCTCAAGACGTTTGGATAACTGCGAGATAGTTTCGTTAGCTTCTCTACCAGCCTTTATTTCAGCCGTCAATGCCTCAAGCGTGGTCTTGTTAATAGACTTAGCTAGAAGTAAAGAGCGTGTAGCTATCCATTCTTGGTCGTATATATCTAATAATTGTTCTTCAGCCATTAAACTGCGTCCTCAAAACCACTCTGATAAACCAATTCAATAGCAGGCTCAAATCTCTTAGCAGTCTTTTCATCATCTAATTCAGGTAAGTGACCAACCCTTTCAAGTTCTGCTATTACTAAATCTTTCTGTTCATTAAATACAGACTCAAATACCCTCTCAAACACTGCCTCTTGTCTGGCTGTTTTCTTATCGTATGCTTCCCAGTGGAGTTTCTTCTGGTCTGGGGATAAGCCTTTGTAGGATTCCTCTATCACTTCGGGTATATCATCATTGTCAGGTGTCTCCTCTGGTTCGTCTTCACGTTCCATTGGTTTATTAATATCAGTGGGAATCATATTTAACGGGACTAACAGAACATCGCCATTTGGAATAGCGTCTTTGCCTGTAGCAATACGAGCCTCATTGACTGTCCAGTAACCACCTCTAATAGCCGATTCAGCATCTAGTCTCTTTTGCTCTGCTGTCTCAGGTACGACTTCCTTGAATCCTAAAGTAAGGTTCTCTGACTTCCTGAATTTCGGTATCAACTGCTCTTGGAGTTTAGCTACCTTCCAATCAAGTCTAGGTTTAATCAACCATCTGGCGAATGTATAATCCCCTGCCTCAGCATTGGCCTTGTTGACGTTCTCTGATATACCCATTACAGATTGAGGCATACCCCAGACACCTAGAATAACGTCCCGGTTTGAGTGCTTTAAGTTAGGGAAGTCCATATCCTTGATGGTGTTCTGTATCTGGATATACTTACCCCCGCCTTCTAGTAAAGCTACCTGGTGAGCCTTAGAAACTCCTTTATACTTCTCTGACCATTGTTTCTTTAACTTATCAAACTGCTCATCGGATAAATTATAGTCAAACTGGATAACGCCATCGGGCCGGGCCGAGTTGTAGAAGAACTGGTTTACCCACTTGTCGGCGTTCTGCTCAGCGTCAAGATTAATCCCTATCGCCTGTGCTGGGCCGAGTCCGCGGTATTGGTTTAACGGGTTGGGATACTTGAAGTGTATAACCTCATTTACATCGAATGGCACAGCTTCGGCACCAACCCCGTAAACATAACCCTTGACATACGGAAAGTTCTTAGCCGGGACCACTGACATCTTGTTAGGGTAAGGCAAGACAAATTCAGCAGGTTCGCCGAGCTTGTTGTAGTTCATTACCCAGAAATCTTCACCTATAAGCTCATTATAGATAGTATCTAAGGCTATAAATTCATTGGAAGTCTGTGTGGGGTTGACGTTCTTTAAGAGTGTTAGAATCGGGTGCTTGAATATCTGCCTGGGTTTCTCTGGATTACTTGAGTCAAATAATGTCCACTCAACTTCACTACAGCCTAGAGCTATGCGGAAAATAACGGCGTGTAACCAGCCTATCTGCGAATATGCACTAAGAAAGCCGTCTCCTGTTCTAGCAGGTGGGACGGCTCCATTATGGTAAAATACATTATTCCTGTTGGGGACATTTCTTTTAAATATATTCTTTATATTCAATAATACCCCTTGACAAAGTAGAGTTTATGGTTTATACTAAGGATAGTGCAATACGTTGCACGAAGTGAGGTTAAAATGATTAGGTTATGCGCCTGGTGTAAGAAAGACCTTGATACAGGTAAACAATTATCTGATGAGGAATACAAGGAATTATCTAAAAAGGCGGCTTCTCATGGGATGTGTAAGGAGTGTTATGATAAGGAAATGGGGGCATAGTAGGCCCATACTCCCCTATTTACATTATACCACAAGGTTTTGCTTGACTTTTGTAAAATAGTGCCAAAACCCCTTGACAAGCTACTATAGATAGGTTATAATAGTAGTATAAGAGTTAAGGAGGAAAGAAATGAAACGATACGCAATGTGTGTAAAGGGATATGAAGGAGATAAATTCCCAGAAGCAAGATTTACTTTCCAGGCTAACAATCAAGCAGAGGCAGAACACAAAGGATTCAAATGGGCAATGTATCAAGGAATGAATTATAGGTTAGATATAATTGTTAGACTAGCCCATCAGAATGAACTACGAATGCAAATACACAATGAATATCTAATAGCATAGGATAATCCAACTACAACCCCAAGCCCCCCTTAATCGGGGGCTTTCTTGTATGGTGAACAATCCTTACACAGATTACCCCTTTTCTTATCGTAATCATCAGGTAATCTATCACCGCACTTACGGCATATCTTTATTCCATGTATAGCACAGTATAGTTTCCAGTAGTTCATAACCACCTTATCTCTGGGGTATATATTCTAGGTTGGTAGAAAGCTAAGGCTAAAGCGTCTGCCCTATCCGGGCTATGCTCGCCATGCGACCTCATTTCCTCTTTAGAGATTAACTGCATACGCTTCTCCTGTGCCGGTTTATATTTAATCGAGGATAACTGAGCTTTTAAGTCCCTGTCTTCTACTATTGAAATCTCATCCTTTCTGAACCTTGCCTGTAGCTGGTAGAACATCTCAGCCCGTTTATTAATATAGTGTACTTCATCGTCTGCCTTCTCACCGGCGATGATAGGGGTTACGTTATATCCTTTGGCTACTAGCCCTGAATACATGGGGGACCCGCCGGAAACGGCGTCTACCTTGACGTTCTTGTGAGGTATCTGAAATCTCTCTATCAATTCTATGACCTTATCCACTGAAAGTAAAGAGTCCTCCATTTTGTATATCCATCTGTCAAAGGAGAGCATCTTGTTACCCTGACGGATAATTGCTACGTTCTCATCACCGGAACTCCATGCAAAGTCAACACCCATACTCAATTCACCCTCTTGGGAGGTGTCTTTGTCACACGCGCGCGTAATCTCACCCCATGAGAACAGGAAGTTACCACTCTCCATAACGTCCCAGTTACCATCCAACCAGGCCTCAGCCAGTTCTTTAGGATAGATAGCCCTAAGTTCCTCTTCATAGGCCGGGGGGAGGTAGGGATTATCTTTAGGAAGTGACGGGATGTAGACGAAGTCATCGGGTGTGCTTTCTATAAACCTCTGTTTGACCCAACCAGGCATCGGGTTAGCCGTTAAGATATATTTGTACTTAATATTCGGCAAGGGTAGTGATAAACGGCCTAATAGGTTGTTAAAGTGCATCTCAGAGCACTCTTCAACCTGGTCTATGAAGAACCAGGAAATAGTAGTACCCATTTGAGAGACTAGACCCTTCTGGTCATCAACTAAGCCAGTATACCATATCCTTGAGCCGTTATAAAACTGGATATAATGGTCAGTAGCATGGTGCTGAGTTATTAGTTTCTTATACTCTCCATCTATATGGACTCCGACGTTGAAGTATCTCTCAAGTTCTACCAAGACGGTCCTCTTGAAAGCAGGTAGATTCTGTCGGGCCATAATACCGACATTCCCGGGATAGTCTATTGAGAGTTGAACGCCCTCAGCTACACCGGCCATCGTCTTTCCTCCGCGAATACTTCCGCCGAAAAGTCTACCTCTCTCCGGAGAAGAGTGGAATAGTATCTGTCTAGGGTGTGGTTTATATAATCCTGATAAATCTATTGATTGCTTACTCAATTATTCCCCATTCCTTGAGTTTAGATTGCCAATCCTCAGACAACATTGTGAACCCAATGAGATTTGGCGATTCCCCCACCTTCTCAATATCTGCCATTTCCTTTATCCAATCCACCACTTCCCTTATACCTGCATGTTTCCCAACCTCATAGGCATCCCCCATAGAAGTGGCTATTAGGTTATCCTGCCAATTCCAACAAAACTCATTACTCCTATATGGGTTTTTAGCTTCCATCTTTACCCCCTTTGTGCAATACGTTGCAATATCTATTTGAACTTCACGTAGTATCTTAAAGCCCTTTCCTTCCTCTCCACCGAATCATCAAACAACCCCATTAACTTCCTCATCTCTATAACTTTATCTATCTCCCTCCTTAATGTAATCGGTAGGTCAGAGTACTTAAACCCCCTAGATTTCGATTCTGTGGCCTTACGTGCCTTCTTCAAGTTCTAACTCCTCTACATCTTTCTTGAGAGCTTCCATCAGGTACTTGCCTATGTATTCCGTATAAGCTGGGGGGATTGCTTGTGATTGCTCATATTTAGTCATCCAATCCAACCCTAAACTCTCATGCCCCTTATCAGCCCTTCTTCCTAGCATACGCCCCTTCTCAATAACAATTCTGTGCTTCGGGTGGCCTGGCTGTAACCAGAAATAGTTAGTTTCGAACAAACGGTGGCGATAGCAGTTAAGGCCAAACATCTGCCCACAAAGCCAACCAGCTTCCAGTTTAGCTTGCATAACATTCTCTATAACATAGGGCTTATGGGTAGGAATCAATCGTTCTCTAGTCGGCTCTATTAACATAGGGTGAAATTTATTTTTTACCCAAGGCAGATTTTTCATAATGCTGTACGCTTGACATGGTGGGCTGGCATGGTAAGCGTCATACCCCTCAAGCGGAAAGGTAAGCACATCAGCCTGGTAGAACTTAAAGGGGTAATGAGGTTGGGGCTTAATGTCTACTCCCACTACCTCAAACCCTGCACGATGATAGCCCATAGCAGCTCCACCGGCCCCACAGAACAAGTCTAATAGTTTAGGTCTGGTCACTCTCTAACCCTTTCTCCTAGAACCATAAATAGCTCTATAAATCTCATATCTACCTCATTTCTAAGACTAAGAGGTAAACTACTATAGGTTACACCACTAGATGGGCTAGAAATCGGTTTGGTGGCCTCTGGTACGTGCTTGGTTGATTTTACCTTCATAGTTCTATACCACTCTCTACTTCGTTGCCCCAGCAGTCCCAGCCAGCACGTTTATCACGAGCAAATAGTTCAAGGCGTGCCCCAGGGGATATACTTTCAATGAGGTCGTAAAACTCAGTGGGTTTTTGGGAGTGCCGTTTAGGTAATCCAGTATGCACCACAGTTGGCTTGTATCTTGCGAGAGGGAAAAGGCACTTACCTTTATAACCGAATAGTAATGTCTGAGTAACGCTTACGAAATAGTTGCCGAAGCCAGATGGCTTAACCCAAGTTATAGGGGAGAGATACTTAAAACCCCATGCCTTCATTACTTCAAAGCCTGCAGGTAGATATTGGTTCGTTGTCCAGAGCCACAAATGGCAACCCTCATCAGCTAATTCACAAATCGGCAATCTGATTATCTCATCTACCGTCATTGTTGGATAGGGTAGTTCTCTAGCAATAGCATGTTTATTCCACTTCCCAGCTTTCTTTTGTTCCCACGGTGGGTCTGCATATATTGTATGATAATCCGTCATTGGTTCCATCCCTCCTTTAATTCTATATCACTCTCTACTTCGTTACCCCAATATTGTTATTCTTTTGTTGGTTTCTCATTGAATTTTTCATAGTAATCAGAGGTGACTCCAAAACCCGCCCGCTTGGAATAATCACAAGTAGTCCTTCCAATATCCTTGTCATTGACATTACCTGCTGCGTTGATAAAAACATCACGAACATTAGTAGGTGTTAAGAGGTCTGTCATAGCCTGCTTTAAGGCAGGTTCTATCACTTTTCTGTTGGCTTCAATATCATCGTGGCTATGGTATTCATAGATATTAATATTCACCCAATAGCCAAAACTGTAACGCAAACCGCTTGGGCGTGGGCTGACCATCAATCCTACGGCAGGGTCTGGTGTCGTTAAATACCAGCAGGCTATTTCTTTATATGAGTCTGAGCCGTTCTCTGGGATGCCGAATCTACGAAACATATAGACAAACAGGGATGAATAATCACCCTTCGGTAATATCTCATCGGCATATTCTCCAGGGTCAGCCATTCCTGCCATTGCACCTTGCCAATGTTCAGCACTCCCCTTCAGTTTTAATAATTTAGCGTGCCATTTTCTAGTCATAATCTTTATTTTCTCCTTTCATCATATATCTGATACTTCTTCATAACTCTATATCACTCTCTACTTCATTACTTACTATCAAGCTTGCGTAGGATAGCCCACACACCACCAGTTAAGCACATAGATATCTGAGAGGGGTAGTAAGAGGAGACAATTTCACCAGTCTGCATACGAAGAATTAGCCCAAGTGCGAACACCACCCCAAACCCGTACGCCATAGCCAGGAATATATATTTCATTATCTTCTCCTTTCACCATTAGCTTTAATATCGGGCGCATCAATATGACATAGTTCTTGCTTATTCGTAATGAGTCAGAGTTTCTCATTTCTATGGTGTGTGAAAACGTTTTAGTTATGCATCCGTCGTCAATTGGCCCATTCTTTATTCTGGCTATATCAACTGGTATTCTTATCATTTCTTCTTACAATCCTTATCAGGGCAGACCAGTATAATCTTAATCTCCATATCCTTACCACACCGCTGGCACTTTGCCTGCAACCCCTTTAACTTGGGTAGCCCCTTAATAAGTTCGTCTATCTTTGCACCATCCATATATCCCCCTATCTAACAATTCCGTAGCTAAAAGGCAACTTCCTCCACCCTACCAATCAAACTATTTCAATTCTACCACAAAACACGGTAAAAGTCAAGTAAAACTACTGGGTTGTCACAAATAGTACCTACTAAACGTGACAACCTTCTATATCAGCTATCGCCTTGAGTATCGGGTATATCTGTTGAGGCACTACCGCGTTACCTAAGCAGCTAAGTCTATCCCACCTATGCCAGTAAATAAACTTAAATGTTTCATATTCTTAATAATATACTAAAATACCCTAAAAGTCAAGTAAAACCCATAATTACTCGGTCTGTTTGCCC